TCAGGAGATGTGCAGGACGTGCAGCACCTGGAGAAGATATTCGAAGTCTGTAGATTAACACCCAGCAAGCGGCACTGGATGCCGACCCGGGAAGCATGGATCAAGGACCATATGCAGGACGCGCCAGCTAACTTAGTTGTAAGATTTTCATCACCGATGGTGGACCAGGGACCAGTCAAGAGCTGGGCCAATACGTCAACAGTCTCGACGAAGAGTCGAAGCTGTCCAGCCCCTGACAACAACAACGAGTGCGGCAGCTGTCGAGCTTGCTGGGACCCACTTGTTAAAAATATTGAATATGGTAAACACTAAAATGTTTGAATTTAAACATCCAAAATATTATACAGAATTACGCAAGCGTAATAAATCGGATCAGGCCATTAGCTTAAAAGCTCACGACGGTGAGTGCGAGCGTGCGCCGGATCCGGGCCAAAGCATCAAGCCTCAAGCTCCAAGCAGCAAGCGTCAAGCTTCAAGCGCCGAGAGCGTCAAGCCTCAAGCGACAAGCGTCAAGCCCCAAGCATAAAGGCTCAAGCGTCAAGCCACAAGCGTCAAGCTCCATGATCTGTGATCCACTGTACATGTAAATAAGTTTCTCGGACCTTGGACCAAGGGCCTCTGCTATGATAAAAGTATTGTGTGGATGCCTCACATGAAAGCTAATTTGGTGTGGTGAAAACTTTAATTTTTTACTCTGTGTTACTTTTAATTCTATAGTGAAAAAGTGCCCAGAATTATTATAGCCCAATAGATCGGGAGTACCGTGTAAGCTATTATTTTCCAATCTAATAAGCGAAAAACTACCGAAAGCTTTCTTAACTTTTTGGTATAATTTACGCTCTGGTCCCATATGTTTTTTAGAGTAACATTGTCGTGCATTAGTAGTCCTTCAAGAGTTTATCTGGTAAGATAAGCTTTGAAGGTTTCTCAGTTTTTAAAACTAATCTGTGTGCACTATGACCTGGTTGACCGATAATTGGAGTGGAGTTTTCATGTACTTCCATTCGTCTTATGTCATGTAGTTTTCCATTAATCTCAACAAAGACAACTGCATTTTTTACAGCATCAGATCCTTTGGTGAAGTTGTTTAGAAACAGTTGAAGATCTTGTACTCTCATGAATCTTTTTGACTTAACTTAGCAGATAAGTCTTCTATTACTTTTTTATAACCTTGCAACAAGTTTTTATTCTTTTCGTTTTCAGAGGCAATTTGTTTTAATTCAAAGATTTGTTTCTTATATTCTTCTATTAATATCTTGTACCCGTCTATTGTATCTTGTAATTCTTGTGAATTTCTATGTACTTTCATTCTTGACAATATAGGATAGTTACCTTAAATTGTCAACATGGGTGTTCCAAAAAGATTAACAGAAATGCAACAACGCTTCGCTGAGTTTTTAGTATTCGGTGGACCGGAAGGACCAATGACACAATCAGAGGCGGCTATCGCTGCTGGTTACAGTCCTGCACGTGCAAGAGTAGAAGGATCAGAACTAAACAACCCAAGACTATCCCCACTTGTTGCAAAGTATATTGGTGAACTAAAAGAAGAGAGATTAAAAAAACATGAAGTGACTTACGAAGGTCATGTTGCAGAACTTGCTAGACTCAGAGAGGCCGCTTTAAAAAAAGGATCATTCTCATCAGCAGTGAACGCGGAAGCAAACAGAGGAAAAGCAGCAGGACTATACATAGATAGAAAGATAATAAAAACAGGAAAACTAGAGGACCTATCAGAACAAGAGTTAGAAGCAAAAATGAAACAGATACTAGACGATTACGGGCAGTTAATAAATGTGACTCCACCTAATGAATCTTCGTTATCTTCTTCACACAAGAAGTCGGAAAAACAGAGCGCTCCGAAAAAGTAATACTACCATCATCATCAACATCATAACCTGCAAATATTCTTACAGTGTCCTTGTCTTTTGAAAATAACCAACCCTCACTTACAGGTGTAGCTAGTTTCATTTCAGTAAATTCTTTTACTGTACCCCAGCCGCCTTCAGTGATGATATCAATCCAATCGATACGTACACGTTTATACGGAAACTTAACAGCCTGCTTGACCAGCTTAGGTTTGTTATAACTATTTATTCGTCTTGATTTTTTCTTGGGCATAGATTTGATTCCTTCTATAGTATTCTACCACAGATTTTTTATTTTAAAAAACACATTCGCGCGCGTGAACCGAAATTTGATAGTACACTTTATCTCTAAATAAAATAAAAAGTGTACCAAAAAGTGTCCACCCTAAAGTCATATATACCAACACTTCTAGACCAAAAGTACACTTAGTACACATTATCCAGAGAAAAAATAAAAAAAAAATAAAATCTGTCACAGAATACTATAGTACGGTTTTTGTGTACTTCTTTGCCACATTTTCGCCATACTTTCGCTCATATTCCGCCTCAATCTGCAACATAAGGTCCGTGATCCCTGATTCGTCCATCTTGACCACATGGGCCATGGCGCTTGAAACTAAGTCCTTTTGGTACTTTACAGCCTTATTCCTTACTTGAACTTGGTCTATTCCCCATCTCGTTTGATCCGTCATTAAAATCCTCCGCTTTCATTGGTGTTGTTCTTTCTTTCTCGTCGTGTTGTAACTCATGAAACATATCTAAACGTTTCAGGAATTTGTGTTTAAAGCTTCTTAATTCTGGTCCTTCTACCTTAAATTCTTGATAATATAAATCAGGCGTGCATACCATGATAACTCCTTGCTGTATCTTACTTCCGTAGACATAGTCGTGAGCCATGGCGTAGGCTGCGATTTGTAAATAATAATCTTCGATCCATTCCTTTTTTTTAGGACGGTTAGCTTGTTTGAAGTCAACAACAGTCTCAAGATCGTTATGCGAGCATACAAGGTCTGTTTGGCCCGCGTATAGGCCCGGATAATGTAACGTAACTTCCGACCCGTAATACTCCGATACTGGCGCAAGACCAATCTCCATAATTTTATCGGCCATGGGACGCGCCTGGCATCCGAGTTCTGTAAGATCATCGTAACCAACGCCCGTGACATAAGATTCGAGGAATTTATGCATACTGGTGCCCCGTGCACTAGATACATTCTTGATACGTTCTGCTTCGTTTTCACCGACTTTAGCCTTCCATTTTTTTAAAAAATCTGTATTTTTGGTGGCCCCTAATACAGTAGTCACAGACGGAAGTCTATAAGAACTTATCTCATAAACACGTTTTCCAGTGTCAGGGTCCGTGATTTGTTTTCCGTCTATGTAGTTGTATTTATTACTCTTCTTCATTTTCTAACATCCTCTTCTCTTCCTCATAACCTTCTCTAAGTAATTCTGAAGTAGTTTTTTCTTTTTTAAATATCTCATCAAATCTTTTACGATACAAATCATTAGAAGGTCTAGTTATGCCATCAAATTTTTCTTTTTTACTCATAACTTTTTTTGTAATTCCTTGACATATTTTTCGTTTTCTTTTTGACGTTTGTCTTCTATAATTTTTACATGTTTACGCCAAGCCCACGCATTCAACATACCTGCCCATTTCATAATAAAATGTAAGCCTTCATATATAAATTTATCTAACATCTTGTTGTACCGTCCTATATTCGTCCAATGATATCACATTATTGTTAAGTGCAATAGTTGTATAATGCTCGATCACTTGTTGTATCTTAGGTAATTTAGTATGCGCAAACGGCCATATCAAACAACACACATAGTATGCATCTCTAAATGTACATCTCCATCTGTATTGTTTAAGATAAGGTGTGCCATCAACTCTTTTACCTTTTACTTTCTTAGGTGTCAGTGTACCAACACCTAATACTTCGTGCACCCACATCAATACACTACGATCAGTCATAGTGATCTCCATGCTTAATCTCAGACTATTAGATAGTCTATATCCAGGTTTACCTTTGTGTTTCTTTTTCTTTTCAATGCCGCGTCTTATATGTATGGACCCTTCTCCGTCAAACAATCCTGCAATATACGCTTTGTCTGTATCTGGTATCATCAGTGTATAGACATTCCTTCCCCTTCAAGATCTGAAAAATCTTCATCTCCATAATCGTAAAGTTCTCCTTGTGATTCACAGTCCCAACATTGATGAATCATATCTTCTTTTTCATAAATGCATGCAACTTTTACATAGCCATTACCTTTACAGGTAGGACATACGTAAACCTTTTTAACTTTTTTTGAACTTGCCATTTAATTTCTTCGCTTTCTCGTTTGCTATTGCTTCTATTGTCTTTGCTACTGATAATTTTGCATCGGGCAATATTATCTTTGATAACTTATCTAAAGTAGCGTATGTTTCTTTACTTAAAGAAACGTTCTTGTATTTAGTCATATCTGTCATGTTTACTTCCTTTCATGTTAAGATAGACTATATAGTGCATTATGTAGGATTGTCAATGACAAAATTTATATTATTAATGGTAGTTTGTAGTGGTATTCCAGGAAATAATTGTAAACCAATTCCAACCCCTATCACAGAATTTAATACCTATCATGAATGTATTTATTTTGGTTATGATTATTCAAGTATTTTATTGAAAGAAATGACTTCAGCAGCAGTAGATGAATACGAAATGTATACAAAATTTTCGTGTAAAGTTGACAAGATAATTTAATTATGTTATCGGATTAGATCTTCTCACCATAAACCTATCCCACAATATTTCCCCTCTTTAGGGATAGGTGATTTTAATTCATATCAAACCAGCTGCTTTCCGTGCACGTACTCACAGCCGGCCAAACTCCAGGTTGCTACCTTGCGGTCATCGCTAACGTACAGGGAAATGCCAT